GTCGAACACCAACCGGGAATTTACAGAAGTGAAACTGAAACTTGTCATGATGATACAGTTTTAGCTCTTGCTTGGGCATTGTATTTTATTAAAACTCCTTTTTATGATGGTGATGTGATTAATAGAACACATATTGAATCACGCTATAAAATAGAAGATGATGCGCCAGCTATGATTTTTGATGATGGTGGTAAACATTCAGAACACTTATATGATTCTGATTGGGGTGATTGGAATGATGAAGGAGATTTAGTAATATAAATAATCAAGAGGCTCTATGAATATACATTTAGTAAATGTTTTAAAGCAACTTTGTGATACAATTGGAGTTGATTATGAAGAGATTGATTTTAAAGAATTAGATTGGAATAAACAACATTGTTGGAATTACACCCAGTCAGTGGAATTTGAAGATTGGATGTTTCATTATATTTTTGATAATGACAAGGTTCGTAGACAATTGACATGTTGTAAAAGAGATGAATTGGAATGTAGACAAGCGGTAAATATTTTCATAGCTATGTATGGGTGGCGATTAAGTGATGGATAAAGAAGAAATACTTAGTGAATTTTTAGATAAATTGACATGTGCTCAAAGAAATATGTGGGAAGAATGGAGAGACATGGGCATTCAGGAAGATGTTGACATTTGGCAATTTTTGATTGATGATAGGGAAGATGAAGACAATAAGGATGTTATTGAATTGATGGAAAAACAAAGAGAAAATGTAGATAGTTACTGGAACTTTATTTCGGGTGGGAATAGTGGCGAAATTTAAGCAGTTTATTGCGGAATTAAAGGATATGGATTCTGGTTTCGAGGGGAAGACATTTGAGAAGGTTTTAGTCAAAGGTTTACGTATGGCAGGTCTTGACTTTAAGGAAAATATAGCGAACGGTCCCGGTTGGGATATTCAAACTAAGGGTAGTGGTTGGAATAGATTGATAGATGATAGTGATGTGAACATTAAAGTTGCTGGTACTAAATGGATGGTTAGTATGGCAGAACTTTATACCTTGCTTCCTTGGGATAAATTGCCTGAAAATTATGACAGTAAGAAATATGAAGCTAAAGTTAAGCGCCTTTTTAATAAGAAAGGGGTTGCCGATATTGTCTTTCTTAAACCTAAAACAAAAGACATACAGAATAGAATTATTGAAGCAGTAAAGAATAACAACAAAGATGAATTAGAAAAGTTGTTTGTAAAGAAGAATTTCTACAGTGAAAAGTTAGGGAAGGGGTATGATGTTCGTGTGCTTGATAATGGTGAGCGAGTAACTTCAATAGCTCTTGATAAAGGTGGTAAGGTGTTTATGCGAAGTGAAAAGCCACGTAAAATAGGTGGTAGTTATTCAGTTACATTTAGAACACCAACAACTAAACTTGGTAAACAAGAAAGAAATGTAAAGAAGGATTAAATGATGGCGAAATTTAAAGATTTTGTAAAGGGCAATTTTTATTTTAGTGTTGATAATGGTGGTATGGTTGCATCTACTATGAAAGAGTTTATCACAGTATATGATAGTAATAATCAGAAGATGGGGCATGTTCAATATGACGTGTTGAATGGAGTGGTTGATATTACTGATATTGAAGCGGACAGTGAAGAGACAAAAGTTAAGTTAATGGATAAATTGTTTAGTTTGTATGGTGTAGCGGAAATCTATCTTAATGGAGATAGATTAAAGTGAAATTCAAAAGATTTATTTTAGAGCAGACGCAAACATTTAAACCGCCACAAGAAGTAGCGAATCAGGCTAAAAGAGCACTCGAATACAGGGAGAAATACCCAAAAGAAACTTCCGATAGTGGTACTAAGGTTGGTTGGACAAGAGCCCGCCAACTTGCTAATAGAGAGGAAATAAGCCTTGATACAGTTAAGAGAATGTTTAGTTTCTTTAGTAGGCACAGTGGTAATGAGAAAGTAAATCCAGACTATAAAGATGAGCCTTGGAAAGATAATGGATTTTTGATGCATCTTGCTTGGGGTGGTGATGTCGGTTTTAAATGGGCAAAGTCAATATTAGACAAAGAAGAGAATAATGGCTAAATTTAAAGAATTTCTAATAAGTGAAGCTAATTTACTTCAGGCACTATTAGAAGGAACTGGGCTTGTTTTCAGTGATTATGTTGATGTTGTTCCATCCCAAAAAAATATTGAATTTTATAAGTTAAGACAAGAAGAGGGTAAAACTGGTTCATTTCTCAAAGAAGTAGTTTGGGATGAAGATAATAACGGTTTACTTTTAAGATATGAAGTTACTCCAACGTATGAAAATAAAGTAAAGATAGTTAATAAGCAGGGAAAACAATCATCTGGTAGTAAGTATATAATAGAGGTTTTATTTGAAGATGTTGATGATTATTTGGGTAACAAAAAAGAATTTTTAACAATGAAAAAGAAAGACCAGATTGCAAAATTTAGACAAATGATGCGAAAAGCAACTATTAGAATTTGGTCGAATGATGCTTCTCATTGGTGGCAGGGGAGTTTTGAGCAAGCTGATAAATATGGATATGCTATATATAAATTTCCCGGACCTAAAGGAAAAGGAATTTGGGCACGTAGACATATAGGAAGAACGAGCGGTATATACGGCACTAAACATCTAATAGAAGTTATGAAAACCATACCTTTTCTTGCAACTAAAATCATAAATATGTTGAATAAGTAAACGCATAAATACTTAATATGGGAGTGTATTGTGAATTTTATAGTAAAGTTATTTAAGAAACAAGTATTGAAGTACGTTGTCAAACAGTTAGAAAATGAAGAATTAAAAGAAGATTGGGTTAGTAAAGTAAATGCCAGAATAGATTTGCCCGGTATTGATGAAACAGAGGAACGTAAATTGTTTTACGCCACACTCGATGCTGGTTTTGAAGAGATTAAAAAGAAAATAGAAGAACTTTGATATATGTCAAGGAAAAGCGGGCGTAAACAAATGAAATTCAAAAGATTTGTTACTTCTTTAACTGAAAACAAGCATAATTATTCAAGTGTTCAGGTTGACTTGCCAGACCACTTATCTGAAATGGTTATAAATTATGGTAACAAGATACCAGATAATTTGATATATGATAAAGAACAACAATACGGAAGAGAGAAAGATGTTCATGTTACTGTTCTTTATGGGCTATTGGACGAAAAGCCTGATGGTGTGAGAGAGCTTGTGCAAGAATATAAACCGTTTAAGGTTAAGTTAGGTAAAATTAGTGCATTTACAAACGGTGATGATTATGATGTACTTAAAGTGGAAGTTAAAAGTTTTGTGATGAACAACATGCATTATTTCATTGAGGAAAAATTGGAAAATAAAAATAGTTTTCCAGTGTATAAACCACATGTAACCGTAGCCTATTTGAAAAAGAGAAATGTTAATAGTTGGGTTGGTGATAAACATTTTGCTGGTATAGAATTTTTAGTAGATGAATTGACGTACAGCAGCCTAAATGGTGATAAATATAAGATTGAATTGAGAGGTTAAATTGAGAGTTTTTCTTTTGATTTTGTTTTTAGTGTCTGTAGTTTCAGAGAACACTAATTGTGTTGCTGAAAGATGGTATATAAATAATTATAGTGGGTTCTATTATAGTCAAGTGGACGGTGTAGGCGTATGGGGAGATTTGCACAGTTGGTAAGAGAAGCGTTTCACGACATGCAGAAACTTGATGGTGATGTAGTAGAGGTTTATAAAAATCCTACTGGTCAAGAATTGATGCTTCTTTTTAAAAACAGTTATGATAGTGGTGTTAGAGTTGGAATTGATAAAAGGGGTGATTTGTATGCTTGGATGGAAGACTATCTGCATTCTGATGTAAGTCGAAGGTTTAACCTAAAGTTTGCATTAAGATTTGAATATACGAAAGGTAGAGATACTATTTTTCTTTCGTCTGGTGAGACAAAAAAGAATTTCATTAAATCAGTGAATAAAAGAGTTTTGAATAGATTGAAAAATACTTTTCCATTAGTTAAGAAAATAGAAACAAGTACACGTCCATTTGAATCTGTATATGAATATAAATAATTAAAGATAGAAACTTTTTTAAGGAGTAGACGATGAGTGTAGTCTCAAAAAAGCGTTCTACGGCAGGGTTCTATAGAACAGAAAGAGACCTTTCCACAGTGGCTTCTCCGGTTGGAACTTCAACTGGGGCGACTGTAGTTAGAAGCCGTAAGGGACGAGTGAATTATATTTATAATTTCACGACTGATAAAGAAATGATTGATGCTTTGGGAGAGCCAGTATTTACTTCTGGAACTTCAGTGTCTGATACTAATACTCCTGAAATGGGTTATGGTATGTATGCTGGATTGACTTTTCTTCAAGAGTCAAATGCTCTTCTCGCAGTTAGAGATTTTGATACTGGTGATAAATACGCGACTGTAGTTTTTGATGCAGATGGGTCAACTTCTGCAACTGAAACTGGTGGTGTTCAGGCAAGTGCCGATACTGTTCCTGATAAAATCGATGATATTTACACTTTAGAGGAATCACTTCCTTCTGGTAAAGCTCTTTTAGTTGGATTTGTTGGTCCGGGCGTAGATGGTAATAACTATGCAGTCACCATTGAGACTTTTCATGCAGATTGTGATTGGTTCAATAGTTATGATGATTATACTTCTGCAACCGATGTGAGTGCTCATCCCATCGAAAGTAAAGTTTTTAAGATTCAGGTTTTTGAGAAAAATGTTGATGAAGACTGGGATAGTCTTTCATTTAGTTCTATTAGTGCAAGTCCAATTGAAACTTTTTATGGTACTCGCACTTCGCAACAGGATGCAAATAAGCAACAGTTGCGCATTAGTGAAGTAGTTAATGGTAATTCTGATTACATATATGTGGTTCCGGGTTCTGTAGATTTTGAGCAGGGTGGTGCATATGCCGCTACACCTTCAGACGCAATTCCTTTAGTTGGCGGAGCTGTTAATTATGGTACTAATATTACATCGACTGGTGGTTGGAGCTTTTTTGAATCAAGAGAAGATTCTTCACCAACTATTTTGATTTGTCCTACATATAATATGGCAGTTAAACAGGAAGTTGCCAGAATTGCAGCAAAAAGAAAAGATTGTATTGTTGTTTGTCAATCTGGACAAAGAAGTGATGTTACTGTTGCGACAGTAAAGGCGGCGGAGACATATGGGTATGTTGACCCGACGTATGTGGCTCTATATGCTGGTTGGAGTAGGTTTTATGACAAGTATAATGATAGACTTGTTTACATTCCTGATGCTATTCATGGGGCAGCTTTGATGGCAAGAACGGATGCTAATGGTAATGTGTGGGACGCTCCCGCTGGTATCAACAATGGTATCATTTCAAACACTGGTAAGAATGTGAGATTTACATTTGAGCAAGTCGGTCAGCTTAGTGATGTCAGTATCAATACTACCAGATATATACAGGGTATTGGTGATGTTATGTGGATGCAGCGCACCGCGCAGCAGAAACAAAGTTCACTTAGAGATATTAACATTAGACGTACTTTGATTTTTATAGAAGGTACTATTGAACAGTTGATGCTTGATTTTCTTTTTACAAGTAATACTCCTTCTACTCGAAGAAGAGTGTATAATGTAATTGATAGTTTTCTTTCAAGTTTGAATGGTGCTTTTGATACAACTGATGGTGATAGGGGATATGCAGTGGTGTGTGATGCTACAAATAATACTCCACTTGCAAGAGATAATAATAAGTTGATTGTAGACCACTATCTGAAATTTGCGAAAAAAATCTATTTTATTGAAGGAACATTTAACATTGTTAGTTCTGGTATTAGCTTTAGTGAAGTTATTGGTGCGTAATACTTGGGGAGTTTATCTCCCCTTTCTAAATATAAAGGAGTAGAAAATGTCATTACATATTGATGACAGGTTAAACGATTTGCCTGATCCGCTTTATACTTTTAATTGGGAAATTCAAGTTCCCGGAATAAATAAAGTAACCGAGTCAATCACCGACCCGGAGGATTTTCTTATCCGCTGTAGAAATGCGGAAATTCCCGGACGCGGTATTGAACCAATTGAATCTTACTTTATGGGTATGAAGCAGAAATTCCCCGGTCGTTCTTTGTTTACACAAACAATAACTATACTCATGGAAGAATTTCAAGACCAGTTGGTCACGAAAGCTCTCAATGAGTGGTCTGAGAACGTGTTCAGTACAAAACTGTCAAATACTAATGCTGGTATTTCACAAAAAGCAAAAAAAAGAGGTGGTTACGCAACGGACGTATATTTAATTTTTAGAGGTAATGAAAATTCAGAATTAAAACAAAAATATCGTCTATATAATTGTTTTCCTGAGAATTGGGATCCGGTTTCTCTTGATTATGCAACGTCTGATATTGTTAAACCAAGTTTAACACTCAGTTATGATTGGTGGGAATTAGAAACAGTTTAATTTTAATGAAGAGGTGAAGATATGAAAAATCGAAGATGTTATATTGTAAAAGAATCTGATTTGATTAGTTTTTGTAAAGATAATTATGTTTCTGCTGTTGAGCAGTTAGTAGATACTATGTTGTATGTGTGTTATGTCGAAGAATAATTAGCTGATGTGCCAAGTGTACAAACAGTAACGGGCTTATGCTGAAAAGTATAAGCCTTGTCTATATAAATACTTGTAGAACGTAATTTTGTTCTATACAAAGGATATGACATGGCTATTTCAGGTGGGTTGTTAAATACTATAAGAGATATTGGTGAAGGTTCTTCTGAGTTACGTGGATTTTTTTCAGAGAAAAGCATTCAGACAAATTTCAGATTTAATGTAACTTTCATTGATAATCCATCGAACATTGATTTAATTAAAAGAATTGGTCCAATGCCACTTCTTGAAAATTGGCATATATTAGGGGTTTCGATTCCCCAATGCGATTTCAAAAAAGAAGTGCAGATGTATGGTCCAGTGCCCCGCTCTTTTCCATATATAGAGTTTGATGGAATGGAGTTTAAGATTGAATTTGAAGAAGATTCTTATGGTACAATTGGGTATTTTGTTACATATTTACAGAGAAGAGTAGTAGATAAACGAGGATATTATACCCCTCCGGGTAAAGTAAAAATACCAAGAGTGATAGTTGTTACAGAAGATCACAATGGGTTTCCGGTTGGAGTGTTTACATTTCACCAGTGTTATTTTCTACAAGCTCAAGAAATAGAATATAGACAAGATGGAAATGAATCGGTAAAATACTCAGTAGTGTTCAATTCTGATTTTATGACTGCACATTTTCCACAAAGAGTTTTAGGTCCGGCACCGTTCATAGATAAACTAAAACAAACATCAATTGATGGTAGAAGTGCAATGCAAGGAGCTTTTAATGGGTAAATTTAAACAATTTTTGATGGAAGATTTTACAAGTTCTGATTTGGGAAGAGTTGGCGGTGATGTTGGTTCTATTGTGGGTGATGTTACTAAATCTCTCTCTGATTGGCGAGATAGAGTCAAAGGGTTTAAGGAGAAAATAGATTCTTTACGTCAAGAGAAAAAGAAAGAGCCAGATGAAGAAAAGAGGCGAAAGATAAATGATGAGATTAAAGATACTAAAGAAGAACTTGAGAACGCGCAACAAAAAGTAAAAGAATTTGAAGAACAAAAAAGAAAAAATCAGGGGGGTGGACAATCAACTGAAAGTAAACCAGACGATAAAGCTGGCGGTGACACTGATGATGGAAAAAGTGATGAAGAAAAAGTAGATGTTAGTAATATTAAAACCAAGAAAGTTGATGGGGTTCCACGAGTTCCCGAAATTCCTGACGGATCTTTGGGAAAGATGGATACTAACGATGTTCGTAAATTGGCAAAATATTATGAAGACATGTTGATATATTTGGATAAAAAGAGAGTTGCAGAGAAGGACGGTAAAAAAGCATTTAACATAGCGAGTAGAATGAAAGCTATGAAAGATGAAATAAGAGATTTGCAGGGTGAGTTGATAAAAAGAGGTCAATAGTTTGTGTGTAAGTTAGTGTCGTGCAGGCTTGTACTCTCAAGGTACAAGCCTTTTAGCTATATAAATACTTATGTGGTGAATGTAGTATTAAACTTTAGGAGTGTTGAAAATGAGAATGGTTGATCCGAATGAAGAGATTAAACATCAAAAACAACAAGAACAAAATCAAGATTTGATTGATTTCTTTCCTATCAACGATATTCCGTCAAGAGGATATTTTTATTCTGATGGAACTAAAATTTACGGTAGGCGATTAAATGTTTCAGAAGTCAAAAAATTAGCTCAGTTGAATGAGGATAATTTTGATGAAGTTGTGGATACCGTGATACAATCAACAATAAAAGGTATAGACATTTTAGACTTGAAGAGACAAGACAAGTTATATATACTTTTTTGGTTGCGGGCTAATTCATTTAGAGATAATAACTTTAAGGTTGATTTTACTTGTCCTTTTTGTCTTGATAAACTAAAAGAGAAATTGGAAAAGGATAAAACGTATAAACCAACTCAAGAAGAATTACAAAGTAGTTTTTTTCATTTCAAACTTGAACATTTACAGATAAATTATTTACCTGAAAAGTTTAAGAAAGAATATGACTGTGATGGACATTCCATAGAAATTGATTATGAAAGTGTTAGAGACCAGCGGTATCGTGAATCTCATTTTGCGAAAAATAAAGAATTAGATTTTGAAATATTAGAACTTGCTTCTAATTTAGGTAAAATTGACGGAAAAGAATATATGCTTTCTGAACGATATAAGTTTTTGTCAACCAAAATATCACCTGAAGGATATGTTAAATTGGAAAGTTATGTCAAGAAGAATGAATTTGGATTTAAAGATGTCATGATTGTCAAGTGCAACAAATGTGGAGGTGATGCACCCGTAGGGGTGACGTTTTGTAAGGAATTTATGCTTCCCAAAATTGAAATATCTTGATTTATTAGAAATAGAATTTGAGTTTAATTATCATATGAAGTATGGTGATATATCAAATATGAGTTATCTTGAATTTTTAATATTGAATGATTTTCTTGTAAAGAAATTGACCAAAGATTCTGGTCAACACGACATAGGAAAAGTATTAAATGGCAGATAAAACCGAAAAATTACTTCAGAGTGTTGATAGACTTGTCGAAGTAGAGAAGCAAAAACAAACTTCTCTACTTCGTGACAGGTTTACTGAAAAAGAAGATCCACTCATGCAGGTAAAAAGTGAGATAGCTAAATCCAATGAAATACTCCAAAAGATGCTTGAAAAGGACAAAGAGGGTGTTGTTGGTGGTAGTGGTATTGGGCTTGGTGTAATTGGTTCAATAGGTAAAAGTTTAATAGGTGGTTTAACTGGTTTTTTTGGTGGTGCGGGTGCGGCTGGTTTGTTTGCGGGTATTGGAACAGCTTTGGTTGGTGGTATTGGCGTGGCTTTGGTTTCGGCGTTTACAGGAAGAAATTTAATAAAATTAGCTAAATCTATAGCTGATACTATAAACTCTCAAAGAGAATCTGATGAAATAGGAAAGGTTGTTACAGAAAGTCAAGAAGAAAGTTTAAAAAAGAGTTTACATGTAAGAAAGTTAAAGGGTGAAATTACCCCAGAAAGAAGTCAGGAATTAGTATCAGAGAACGAACGTCTTAATAGGTTAGAACGGGCTGCTGTTACCAGAAAAAAAGTTGAGGGAATGGACTTTAAGGTTTATGATGGTGTTACTGGTCAATTTGTTGAGGCTGGAATTATAAGTAGATTTGAAAGAGAACGTGAACTTTTATTAGGATTTTTTACAGGTGAGGGAGAAGAGCGTGTTTGGAAAAAAATATCTGAACGCCTACATCAAAGACGCCAAGAATGGGTTCAAGACATAAAAGAGGTTGATAATGATATAATAGATCTTCTATATGAGGCAGCTAAAGCGCGCGGTGAAAGTGGATTAGTTAAAACTGATAATTTATCATTTTCAAAACCAGTTAGTGAAATACCATACTTTATAGAACATGGTAGAACACAAGGTCAAGAAATGCTTCCAGAAATTCTTGATAAATATGGGGAATATATAAAAAATGCATCAACAGAATATGGAATTCCAGAAGAATTAATAGCTGCCATGATAGCTCAGGAATCGTCTGGTAATGCAAACGCAGTTTCAAAAGCTGGCGCTGGTGGGCTGATGCAGTTGATGCCAGCAACAGCAAAAGAAATGGGCGTTACTGACGTGTTTGATCCAGAACAAAATATAATGGGTGGTTCTAAATATATTGCTCAACAGCTTATTAAGCAGTCTGGGGATACAGAAACAGCGTTGATGTCATATAATGCCGGACCGCGCAGAATTAGAAATTTTTTATCTGGAACTGGTGAACCACTTAAAGATGAAACTCTTGAGTATGCCCCCGGAGTTCTTCATAAAATGTCAATTGCGAAGGACTTATTAGGAAGAAATTTATCAGAAAAATCGGTAGTGACACAAAACGATACAGCCAACTTACCATCAAAAGCAAGAGATGAGGATACATTTGTTAATAAAATAGTTGACGGTTTTAAATCTGCACTTGAAGTTATGGCAAAGTCCCTTGCTCCTCAAATTGGTAAAGAGGTTGCCAATAATATACCAAAACCAAAACAAACAAGTGTTAATTATAATCCAAGTATTGATTAAGAGGATTTTATGAGTGTATTCAGTATTTTAGATACAAGTATGTTTAGTGAAAGTATATATGATGATGTGGTTGATGGTGACAATGCTGCTTATCGAATTGAGATAAGTGATTATTTGGGACATAAGATGAATGGTATTTTAAAGGGTGGTATAAATATCAATATGTCTCCTGAATGGTCTGATTTATCGCTTGGTAATGTGGTTAATAATTTCGCGGCGCTTGAAAAGGTAGTTAATTTTGTGAATTTCCCATTAGCTGTTCAAGGGGTTAGTTATGATAACGCTGGGTTTATGACTGAGAAGTTTTTCTCCAAAGGTGGGTATTTAGAAATAGAACCAACTTTTGATGTTGTCAATTGGCGTGGGGATGGTGCTCCGATTGTGACGGCACTTTTTCTATTAAACTATTGTGTTCCTAATATATCAAAAGATTATAATTTTGGTGATATGTATGATATGTTGAAGTCGCTTGGTTCAAAAGTGCTTGATAAAATAGATGATTTAACGGGGGGGACTTTAGAAAAAATTACTGGGGTGACTAAAGATGCCGCTGGGGCTACTGGAGCATCTTTGTCAAATCTTGTTAGTCGTTCTCCGCAAGAATTTGTAAACTTACTTGAAGGGGCTGGTAGTTTTTTTAGTGAAGTTGGAAGAGATGCTATGGGTGGTATGAACGCTATTGGTGAAAAGGAATTGGTTAAAACACAAGCTCCGTCGCCGGTAAATGTAAAGGTTAGTAATTATTTTAATATGTCAAACATGATTATAACTAACTTTGGAGTTGAATTTTCTGATAAAATAACTGAAACTGGACCAATGAAAGCAGAATTTAAGTTGACTCTTTCATCAAAAACAATGCCCACGTTGGGTACAATGGGACTGAAAGTAAATAAAAAAAATAGAGTTATTGTTCAACCCGACCCCCTTAGCATGAATACTAATAATCTATCTGATCTTCCGATTGGGGCGTAAGTATGGCAAGATATACAAGAAGTAATTTTTATGAAAAAGAAGTCATAGAAGGTGTTAATGAATGTGATTTTCTTAGAAGTAAAATATCAAGATTTAAAATTAAAAGACCAACAAAATATTATATCATAACGTATGATGATTTGAGGCGTCCAGACCTTTTAAGTTTTAAGTTATATGGCAAGCAAGATTATTGGTGGCTTTTGTTATATGCAAACAATGTAATTGATCCGTGGAATGAATTACAAGAGAATGATGTGATACAAGTACCTGACGAACAAGATATTTTAGATTGGTTAATGGAAACGAAAAATGGCTGATACATCTTTCAATCAATTCTTTTTTCTTGAAATGAAGATTGGTGACTATCCTATAGTTCCTCAAAATGTTATGTATATGTATATTCGGGAATGGGCCATTGATTTAGCTCCAAGGCTTGAAATGACTATAAAAGATGATGGTTATTTGCACGAATATTTTAATTTTGAGGATAATTTGCCCATTGATATTATTTTAGGTAAACATCCAGATGATGAAAATCCAATTGAAACAAGATTTATGCTTCTTAATCACAAGTTTAATCTGTTTGGTGAAAATATTATGGGGTATGTGTCTTTGGTTGGTACTATATATGCCCCTGAATTATTTGCACCAATAAAAAATAGAAGTTTTCCAAATGAATCTTCTTTGTCAGTAATTTCAAATGTTGTTAATGACTGTGGGTTGACTTTTGAATCAGGCCCGAATTTTAATACTGATGATACTATGACTTGGTTGCAGTGTAATCAGAATAATTATGACTTTATCAATTCTGTTAAAAAAAGAGCATTTAAGACGGATGATGCAGTTTTTTGTTATGGTGATATTTATGGAAACATAAAAATGACTGGTTTTGTAAATGAGGCAGCTAAATCAAGTCCAAAAAGAGTTAGATTTAGTATGGATAAATATACTCATTTCTTTTTCGACAATGCAGAAGATGAAAACACTATATGGTATAATTATTATGATTTTGTAAACATGAACAGTATTAATAACAAACTCAATAATTATGGTTTTAAATGCGAGTATTATGATTTTGAAGATGGGTTTATAAGTGATAACATAAATTCATCAAGTTCAAATTTAGCCCAATATCAATATAAAAGTAAAGAGTTTGGGGATGAAAACATTAATGCAATTCATAGATATTTCGGTGAACAAAATTTGGATTCTCATACAAATTATTCAAAAGCGGTTGCACAGAATGAATATTTTACTAAGAATTTTCTTAGTTTCGCACTCGTGTTAAATGTAAATTCTATATCAGATGTAAAACTTTTTGATAAATTAGAAGTTGCTATACCATCACTTTTAACAAATGACATTGGCGTTATTAATGATATTTGGAGTGGAAACTATCTTATTGTGGGGATTCTTCATTCTGTTGGTGAAGGTGGAATTTACAAAAAACAAGTGGTTGCGGTTAGAGATGGATACGATAAGAGTTCATATATAAATAATTTAAAGAACACTTAATAGGAGATTGACGTGAATCAAGATAGAGCAAACATAAAAAAAGATTTGATGGAAGTTCTTAAAAGTTTCATTGATAGAACATCAGAAGAGATATATGGTGAAAAATATATAGGTAAAGTTATTGACAACAATGACCCTGAAAAATTAGGTAGATGTAGGATTAGAGTTTATGGTGTTTATAATGATTCGATTGGTGATGGTGATATACCTTGGGCTAAACCAGAATTTGGGTTTATCGGTAGTGAACTTGGAAGTTTTATAGTTCCTCCGGTTGATGCTCTCGTGTATGTTAGATTTTCAAATGGAGATATATATAATCCGCTTTATTCAGGAAAGGCCATTTCTGCAAACAAACTTCCATCTGATAAAGATACAGACTATCCTAATACATTGGTGTTTTTTGAACTTGATAATGGAGATAAATTTACAATAAATAGAAATGATGGTAAAACCATTTATGAACAGAGACATGGTATAAAAATTACTATGGACACTGATGGGAGTTTTACTCTTGAGCATGATAAGGGAAGCATATTTGAAGTTGACAGTGATGGAAATGTAGTTTTAAAAACGGGGGATACTACTAATGCAACAATTGATATAGAATCAAGTGGTGATATTAACATTAAGGGTGGTGGTACGAGTCCAGTTGGAACGGTTAATGTTGAATCCGGTGCCGCTGGTATGATAAAACTGCAAGGTGGTACAATCCCTTGTCCTGATGCTATTGTTTGTGCAGTCACAGGCGCTCCCTTAGCAACTGGAACACTCGCGCCGGGCTCAACAATCCTAATTCCATAGAGTGTGAAATGTCAATTATAGAATATAATTTAGCTCAAGGTATCGTTGATACTTTAGAAACTTCAGGGTTTGATTTCGATTTACTGAAGTCAGTTTCTCCTCATAGAAAATATGATCAGAATCCCAACGGTACAGTTAAACTTGATGATAACAGTGTCCCCATAATAATAAAAGATTATGGTGAACCATCATTGGGTATTATTGTTAGTGCTGTTGCCAATGAGGTGGTAGAAGTTATCACAGAACACACCGTTCTTGATGATTTATATGATGTTGAGGTTGATTATGATTCATTGAGAGTTAATCATGTACTGAAATGGGATGGTTCTAAATTTGTAAATGATTTGATTGATGATATTAGTTATGATTTTGGAAATTTGACTGGTTTAACGGCACAAGAAATATTGTATGGTTCTTCTACTTCTGGAGTTGACCAATCAGATTTGTTTACGTTTGATGGTGAATTTGTAAATGTGGGAAATGTTAGTATAGGCGCTACCAACAGCATTTTAAAATCCTTTGGAAATTTAGATGTTTCTGCTATTGGTGCAGGATATATAAAATTTACAACGGATAGTGGTCAAATAGAATTTAGTAGTAGTGATGGTAGTTATATATTTAATAATGTGCCGGTTGGTTCATCTGACATTGTATTGACAAGTAATGTAAGTGGGTATTTGAATAAAAGAACCATAAACACTAAGGTTTGGGGTAGTGATTTAACCACGTTGACTGGTGGTGGTGATGCTACATCTTTACATATACACGATAGCATATATTACACTGAGACTGAAATATCAAATTTTTTTGATGGAACGACTGTAAAATCTGGATATAATAAAACAAATTGGGACACAGCCTATAGTCATACTCTGGATACCTCGATACATTTTACTGAGGCGTCAATAGACCATACCGCCATCCAGAATATCGGGACGCATACTCACACACAGATTGACAGCCACATAGCTGACAACACCATCCACTCAAGCATCAGCGCATTGACTACCGGCTATATCCCGTATTGGGACGGTAGTGTGTGGGGCGATAGCCCCGCCTCCGTTTCTGGGAGCACAATATCATTTGATGGCAGTGTCATCATCGACGGAAATGCCTACTTTGATTGCGGCTCAACTGGAACGAATGCGGTTTATATAACCCGCTTCGGTACAAGTAATCAAGGCCTTAAGATTTATGCCGTCGACAAAGATTTGTACATGCGCTACATTGAGGACTCGGAGGAGCCCGCGCCGGGCACATGGCATTTTTATATTGAGAAAGACGGCGGGCCGTCGTATGAGTGGTTGAGAGCTGAGAATGACGGTGACGCACGATTCTATTATAATTTGTCTATTAATGGCTCACTTGATGTAGGCGGTGCGCTTGACGTTGGCGGTAATGTGTTAATTGGAAATAATACAGGGCAAGAAAAGATAGTTTTAAAAGGGTCTAACGGTTTAGCGAACGCTTGTGAGATAGAATTTCAAGAGTCCAATGTGGGCAACGGAATGTCTCTACTTTATAATAGCGCAGACAATTACCTCGAGGTATGGGATAATGTTGATACTGAGCGTCTTTTTTACATACATCGCGAGGGTGGCGACTTTAACTATGTTGGCAGTGGGGTAATTGGCGGGGATTTTGCAGTAACTGGTATAGTGACTGGCGGTAACCTTAATATTTCTGATTGGGATACCGCCCATAATAACACTTTAGACGGTTCCATACATTTTACTGAGGCGTCAATAGACCATACCGCCATCCAGAATATCGGGACACATACTCACACACAGATTGACAGCCACATCGCTGACAACACCATCCACTCAAGCACTGCCGCGATGTCTACCGGTTATATACCGTACTGGGACGGTAGCGTGTGGGCCGATAGCCCCATGGCCCTTTTCGATGGTGGTATTGGTTTATCGGGC